ATCCGACTAGGTTTTATTATGCTAGTAAGTTTAAGAAATGGGTAAATACGCAAAAGAAAACATTTGATAATATTCGTAAAGATGATGGTAGAATTATAATACCAATGTATGACAAGGATCATAAATTAATTGGTTTTCAGGGTAGAAGTCTAGTTCCAAACTCTGTTAAATATATTACTATCATGATTAATGATGATGCTCCAAAAATTTATGGATTAGATAAAATTGATGAAACAAAACCAATCTATATCATCGAAGGACCGTTCGACTCCACCCTCGTGGAAAACTCGGTTGCTATGTGCGGTTCCGATCTTGATGTTCGGACGTTTGGTTGGAGCAGTTATATTTGGGTTTATGATAACGAACCTCGTAACAGAGAAATCGTTGAACGAATCGACAAGACCATTAATAGAGGAGATAAGGTGATTATTTGGCCCAAAGAAATAGACCAGAAAGATATTAATGATATGGTGCTTTCTGGACATGATATAATGACCATATTAAAATCGAATATATACTCTAACCTAGAAGCAAAAATCAAATTTAACAACTGGAAAAAGATATGAGTAATGGCACCAAAGTTAAGAAGAGGAATGGTAGTATTGAACCTCTTAACCTTGAAAAAATGCATGTTATGGTAGAACAGGCATGTGAGGGATTGGCAGGAGTATCTGCTAGTCAAGTAGAAATTAATTCTGGTATTCAATTTTATGATGGTATCTCTACTGGTGAGATACAAGAAATTCTTATTCGATCTGCTAGTGATCTTATTGATTTAGATCATCCTAATTATCAATTCGTCGCTGCAAGACTCTTATTATTCTCAATAAGAAAGAGTCTTTATGGTAGGAGTAGAGAACTTCCTACGCTAGAGGATCATATTATTAAATGCGTTACTCAAGAGGTTTATGATGGTGACATTTATTCAAAGTATTCCAAAGAGGATATCGAAAAAGCAAATGGATACATTGATCATAATAGAGATTTTTTGTTTACATATGCTGGTCTTAGGCAGGTCGTAGATAAATATCTTGTACAAGATCGCAGTACAGGACAGGTGTTTGAAACACCTCAGTTCATGTATATGTTGATCGCATTAACAATTTTCGCAGAATACCCAAAAGAAACGAGGCTTAATTATGTCAGACGATACTACGACGCAATCAGTAGACACAGAATCAACATCCCCACCCCGATCATGGCGGGCGTACGGACCCCAATTCGTCAATTTGCATCTTGTGTTCTGGTTGATATTGATGACACCCTCGATAGTATCTTTAGTTCTGACATGGCTATTGGCAAATACGTTGCACAGAGGGCTGGTATCGGTATTAACGCAGGGAGAATCAGAGGGATCAACAGTAGAATCCGTGGCGGCGAAGTACAACACACAGGTGTGGTCCCCTTCCTCAAAAAATTTGAGAGCACTGTTCGATGCTGTACTCAGAACGGCATCAGGGGTGGATCAGCAACTGTCCACTTTCCTATCTGGCACCAAGAAATCAGAGACATCCTCGTCCTCAAAAACAACAAAGGAACCGAAGACAACAGAGTCAGAAAACTCGACTACAGCATCCAGTTAAGTAAACTATTTTATGAAAGGTTTATCCAAAATAAGGAAATCACGCTTTTTTCCCCTCATGATTGTCCTAACTTGTATGAGAGTTTTGGGACCGATGATTTTGATAGCTTATACTGCCAGTACGAAGCTGATGAATCCATCCCCAGAACAACCATTGGAGCACAAGAACTTATCCTCGACTTATTGAAGGAGAGAGCAGAGACAGGTAGGATCTATATCATGAATTTGGATCATTGTAATAGTCATTCTTCTTTTAAGGATAAGATTGAGATGAGTAACCTTTGTCAGGAGATTACTCTTCCCACTTATCCTATTCAACATATTGATGATCATTTAGGAGAGATTGCTTTATGTATTCTTAGTGCAGTTAATGTAGGTAAGATTAGATCTGATGAGGAATTGGAAGATTTATGTGAACTTTCTGTTAGAGGATTGGAAGAGTTAATTGATTATCAGAAGTACCCTGTAAAGGCAGCAGAAGTTGCTACAAAGGCACGTAGAAGTCTTGGAGTAGGATTCATTGGTCTAGCACATTATTTGGCAAAACTTGGGTACAAATATGAATCACAGGAGGCATGGGATGCTGTTCATGGATTGTCTGAATCATTCCAATATTATCTTTTAAAGGCATCTAATGAAGTTGCAAAGGAGAAAGGTCATTGTGAGAATTTTGGACGTACCAAATATGCTGACGGAATCCTTCCTATAGATACATATAAGAAGGATGTAGATGAAATTAGTAATCAGGAACTCACACATGATTGGGAATCTCTTAGAGCATCTATCAATGAGTTCGGATTACGGCACTCAACATTGTCGGCACAAATGCCTTCGGAGAGCAGTTCCGTTGTGTCAAATGCCACTAACGGAATCGAACCCCCACGAGATTATCTGTCCACTAAAAAATCAAAGAAAGGGCCTCTTAAGCAGATTGTTCCAGCATATGGAACTCTGAAGAATAACTATACTTTATTATGGGATATGCCTAATAATACTGGTTATATTAATGTGGTAGCAGTCATGCAGAAGTTTTTTGATCAAGCAATTAGTGGAAATTGGAGTTATAATCCACAACATTATCCAGATAATGAAGTTCCTGTTAGTGTAATGGCACAGGATCTTTTAACCACTTATAAGTTAGGGTGGAAGACATCATATTATCAAAATACTTATGATGTGAAGACTGATGAAATTGAATTATCAGTTCCTAATACTGATGATGGTGTTGGTATTCAGGGACATACTCAATTACAATCTTTAGTTGATGATATAATGAAATCCGAGGAGGAGGTTTGTGAAAGCTGTGCCATCTAAAATTGATAAAATGACGGTATTTAATACCAATGAGGTTGATACCAAGAAACAACCAATGTTTTTTGGTGCACCATTAGGAGTTCAAAGATATGATACCTATAAGTATCCTGCATTTGAGAACTTAACTAAGTCTCAGTTAGGATATTTCTGGAGACCTGAAGAGGTATCACTTCAGAAAGATAGAGGTGACTATCAACAGTTACGTCCAGAACAAAAACATATATTTACTTCTAACTTAAAGTATCAGACTATGCTTGATAGTGTTCAGGGTAGAGCACCTGGTATGGCATTTGCTCCATACTGTTCTCTTCCTGAATTAGAAGGGTGTATGAATGTGTGGCAACTTATGGAGATGATTCATAGTCGTTCATATACATATATTATTAAGAATATCTATTCAGATCCTTCTGAAGTATTTGATACTATTCTTAGAGATGAAAAGATACTAGAACGTGCTGGTAGTGTCACTAAGGCATATGATGATTTTATTAATTATGCATCAGAGTGGGGTAGCAGTTCTCAATGGAAACCAGAATCTAAAGGTTCTCCTGGTGTAGAATGGACACGTAAAGATCTTAAAAGACATTTATACAGGGCAGTTGCTAATGTTAACATCCTTGAAGGTATTCGCTTCTATGTCAGTTTTGCTTGTTCTTTTGCTTTCGGTGAGCTCAAACTTATGGAAGGGAGTGCGAAAATCATATCCCTCATTGCCAGAGATGAAAATCAACATCTTGCTCTCACCCAAAACATAATAAACAATTGGAGAAAGGGTGATGATCCTGATATGGTTGAGATAATGAAGGAAGAGGAGCAGTGGACATATGATATGTTTGATAAGTGTGTGAATGAGGAGAAGAAGTGGGCAGAGTACTTATTTAAAGATGGATCGATGATTGGTCTTAATGATAAACTTTTACAGCAGTATGTTGAATGGATTGCTAATAAGAGATTGAGAGGAATAGGATTAAAACCATTATATGATATTCCTCAAAAGAATAATCCATTACCTTGGACAGAGCATTGGATTAGTTCTAAAGGATTACAAGTAGCACCACAAGAAACTGAAGTTGAATCTTACATTGTTGGTGGTATTAAACAAGATGTTAAAAAAGATCAGTTTAGAAAATTTAAACTATAATGGAAAAATCAGAAAAACATTGTTCTAATTGCAATACTAAATATAGCGTAAGTTGGGATGAAGAAAAGACCGATATGGAACCTTGGACTTGTCCTTTCTGTGGATATGAAGTAGAGGATGAACTAGATGGCGAACCTGATATACCAGAAGAGGCAGAACACGATAGTTGGAATTGATTATAGTTTGACCAGTCCTTGTGTCTGTGTCAATGATGGAAAAAATATTATGTTTTATTATTTAACAAAGAAAAAGAAACACCTAGGTAAAATTGCTGATAATATTATAGGTGAGGAACATAAAGAATACAATACACCAATAGAAAGATTTTCTAATATCTCTAGTTGGGTCATATCTAAATTACCAAAATCAATCAAAGTTTTTATAGAAGGATATTCCTTCGGTTCAAAAGGTCAAGCACTATTTCAAATTGCTGAAAATTGTGGTATATTAAAATATAGATTACAAGAATTAAATATACCTTATGATACTATTGTACCTAGTGTTGTTAAAAAAGGTGCTACAGGTAAAGGTAATGCTGATAAGGATATGATGTACGAAGCATTTTATAAAGAAACTAATATTGATTTGAAAAAATTATTTGATACTGATAAAGTAGGCAACCCTATATCAGATATTGCAGATAGTTATTTTATACAAAAGGTAGGTTATGAAAATAGCAATAGTAACTAGTCTTAATAGAAAACTATACGATTATTACGCACATAGATTTTACAAGACATATAATTGGCCATTTGATTGTTATATTTACCACGAAGGTTGGATACCTGAAATTGATCCAATGAGAAATATCTTCCATAGAGATATACACGACACAAATCCTACCCTTAAAAAATTTGCAGAAAGAAACGAAAATAGAAATCAGTTTAGTACAATAAGAGGTACTGATAATAGTCAGATAGTATATGGTTTAGATTTTATTAAAGACGCAATAAGATTTAGTTATAAAGTATATGCAAAGACACACTTAATGCTAGAAGGTAATTATGATTATGTATTTTGGATAGACGCAGATGTTGTATTTAAAAGAATGATGACCGAAGAAATAATATTGAGAGATATATTACCTGAAGATAAAACTATTTGTTACCTAGATAGACCTGCCCCACCATTTTATCCTGAATGTGGATTTGTAGGTTATAATTTAACTAATAAACATACACAAAGATTTGTACAAGAATTAAGAAACACATACGAACAAGATTTACTTTTCAATGAAAAACAATGGCACGATTCATATGTTTGGAATGAAGTAAGAAAAAGAACTTTGAATGGTCAACCACAAATGGATTTGACAGGTAGAAGAAAAGACGGTCACGTGTGGCCAGAATCAAAAATCGCACCATACACGGCGCATTTAAAAGGCAAACTAAAAAAGGATGCAGGTGTTGATGAAATAGATAAAAAAGTCAACAAAGGAGATTACAATGACTAATTTATATTTGGGTGGAGAAGATTTACCTGATGATTATACAGACGAGAATGGTGCTGAATATAATATAGAAAATAAAATTTCTGGTAATAATTTAATAAAAACAGATACTAT